GTTCGGGTACGCAGAGAACATGACAGACGCTTTACGTTACCAAGGGCAATCTTACACATGGATAGGCGTAGACGAACTACCACAATATCCTTCGCCAGATATATATAATTTTTTAAGATCATCTTTACGGTCAGTCGATACAGAGATTCCTGTTTATATGAGATCTACAGGTAATCCAGGAAACATTGGTTCACAATGGGTACGGGAGATGTTCGTGGACCCTGCTGTGCCAAATACAGCCTTTGATATTAATATCGACACGCCAGGTGGTACAAAGGTAATTACACGAAGATTTATTCCTGCAAAACTTCAGGATAATCCTTATTTAACTCAGACAGAGGATTACTATGTTATGTTGGCTTCATTACCTGAAGTACAGCGTAAACAATTTTTAGATGGAGACTGGGATGCATTTGAAGATTCTTCATTTCCTGAATTTAATAAGTCGGTACATGTTGTTGATCCTTTTGAAGTTCCTAAAGGTTGGCAGAAATTTCGTGCTGCAGACTGGGGTTATGCTTCTCCTGCTTGTTGTTTATGGTTTGCTATTGATTATGATAATCATCTTTGGGTTTATAGGGAACTTTACACAAAGAAAATAACAGCGGATGTATTTGCCAGAAAGATTTTACAGTTAGAACGAGGGGAATATATTCGTTATGGAGTTCTGGATTCAAGTACCTGGTCAAGACGTGGAGACATAGGACCTAGTATTGCAGAGACAATGATTCAGGTGGGTTGCCAATGGCGACCTTCGGATCGGACACCAAGAAGTCGTATAAGTGGTAAACTGGAAATTCATAAACGGTTGAAACTTAGCGATGATAAAAAGAAAGAGCCAGGTTTAAGATTCTTTTCTACGTGTAGAAATTTAATAAGAACTTTTCCTCTTTTACCCCTAGATGAAAATAATCCAGAAGATATAAATACGGATGCAGAAGACCATGCTTATGATGCTTTACGTTATGGGTGCATGAGTCGTCCTATGCATACAAAATATGCAGAAAAGTTTGCACGGCCTATGAAACTAAAACAGTATATATCAGATAGAATATTTGGATACTAATGCCATTAAGTAAAAAAGGAAAGAAAATATTAACATCTATGAAAAAACAGTATGGAACCAAAAAGGGGAAATCTGTTTTTTATGCTACAGAACATTCAGGGAAGTTAAAAAATGTCAAGCAAAAAACTTCCACAGCTTGATAGAAAGAAATTTCCTTATGATTTGGTTCTCGTTACTTGGGAGGATATTGTTAGTTCTTCTGAGTGGGAATATATCTCTGAGATTAAAAAATCAAAGACTGCAATCTGTAATAGCGTTGGGTGGTTAATTGAAAAGAACTCGAAGAATACTATTATTATGGCTGATTTTAGTTTTGAATTAAATGAAGAAATTAGACAGGGGGGATCATTTACAACAATCCCAACTAAAAATATACTATCAATAAAAAAAATAAAAATATAACTGGAGAAACACGTGGCAAAAAAGAAAAAGAAAAATAGAACAATTCAAGATGTCATTGAAGATATCCGAGATTTGCATGAAGAAGAAGAAAACTTACTAATGGAACTCGAAGAGAAAACAGATGATTCTGATCTTGATGAAGGAGAATAATAATGGAAAAAAATTTCGACCCAAATGCAAAAGTTAAACAAGGTGAACTAGGTCCAGCTCCTGATGGCAAACAACCAAATCAGGAAGCGATTAATATTGACTTTTCTGAAGATGCACCTCGAAAAGGTGAATCTGAAATTGCTTTAAAAAATAATAACTATCCTACAAAATCAGGATCAGAGCATGTTCAGAATCCTTTACTTCAAAAGGCTGATAAAGCTAAATATTAGTCATGGTGGATAAACCTATATATCCAAAAAAGAAACCATTAAATATAAAACGATTTAAAAAGAATTTAAAAATCGTAGAGGAGAGTGGTGAATTCTTTTTACCAGAATCTAAAGCGTGGATTACAAAAGAATATAAAAAGAAGATACCTTTTACTGAAAGTGATTTATACAAAGCAACCAGTATTCCTGGAACAATTAAAAAGGCTAAAAATATCTGGGGTGGAATGAAATATACTGCATCGAAAGTAAAAGAGTATTTAAATAAACCAGAAAAACCAAAATATAAACAATAAGGAGAACAACTATGCCATACGGATACAAATATCCTAAAGGTAAAGATATATTAGGAAAAATTAAACAGGGAGAACTCTCTGATGTTCCTGATGGAAAACTTTATCGTGAAGGAAAAGATTATAATCTTGATCAAAAAATTACTCAGGGTGATTTAGGAACTGATTCTAATGACAGACCAGGTAAGAAAGAAAAAGTGGATAAATCTATTTTTACAAAAGCAGAAGAAAGAGATTACTAGTCATGGCCCTGATAGACGCAACAAACAGGCAAAAAGTAAAACCTGGAAATGATCGTGATACGATGAAAGCTAAAGCTGATCGTGTACTTACAGCTGGTGTACCTACTGCTTATCAAAAATGGCTTTTGAATAAAGGTAAAAAAGTTGAAAATTTAAGTTTTGAAGAACATAGTAAATTTTCACAACAATTTCAAGCTGAGGAAGAAGAAAGAACAAAACCTTTAGATATAAGAGATTATTTAAATTTAAGACCTAAATAAAATGGCAAAAAAACCTTACACGGAGGAGCATAATCCTTTAGTAGGATATATACGAAGTAAATTTCAGCAATCTGAAACTTCTCGTATCTATGACGAAAAAAGATGGCTGACAGCTTATCGTAATTATCGTGGTCTTTATGGACCTGAGATGGCTTTTCGTGAAAGTGAAAAGTCTAAAGTTTTTGTTAAGATTACAAAAACAAAAGTATTGGCTTCATTTGGTCAGATTATAGAAGTTTTATTTGGATCAGGAAAATTTCCAATTGGAGTTGAACCAACTCCTGTACCTGAAGAAATGGCAGAGTATGCTCATTTAAAACCTCAGCAAATGCAACAGGCTAATGGGGCAGCAGCTAATGGGGATTTACCAAATCCTTACGGATTCCCTGGAGATGGTCAACAGATTCCAAAAGGAGCAACTGCAGATATGCTCATGGAAAACTTAGCCCAAGAATATAGATCAATTGGATTAGATGAAGGTCCTGCTCCTGATTCAAGATCAATGCCTCAGATTGAACCTGCAAGAATAGCAGCTGAAAAATTACAGAAAGTACTTCATGATCAGTTAGAGGAAACGGAAGCTATTAAAATATTAAGACATGTCTTTTTTGAAATGTGTCTTTTAGGAACAGGAATTTTAAAAGGACCTTTCAATGAAGATAAAGTTTATCATAACTGGAAAAAGGATGAAGAGACTGGGGCAGAGGCTTATATTGCAAAAATAAAAACTGTTCCTAAACTGGAAGCAGTATCCTGTTGGGATTTTTATTCAGATCCTAATTGTACTAATATGAATGATGCAGAATATGTTATTCAACGTCATTCTTTTAATAGACAACAGTTTGCAGATTTAATTAAACGTCCTTTATTCAGGGAAGATGCTATTAAATCATGCTTAGAAATGGGGGCAAACTACCAGTCACGGGGATATGAATCATCTTTATACAATAGAGAAAATCTTGATACTTTATATAAAAGCAGATTTGAAGTTTTAGAATATTGGGGATTACTTGATAAAAGAATTGCAAAAGAAATTGGTCTTGACTATGATGATGATCTAGATGTTGTTTCGGTTAATGCATGGATTTGTGGTGATAAGGTTTTAAGATTGGTTGAAAATCCATTTACTCCAAAACGAATTCCTTACATGGTATGTCCTTACGAACTTAATCCCTATCAGTTTTTTGGAATTGGAGTTCCAGAAAATATGGAAGATTCCCAACAAATTATGAATGGTCATGCAAGAATGGCTATTGATAATTTGGCACTATCAGGAAATTTAGTTTTTGATATTGATGAAACTTTACTGGTACCAGGACAGGATATGAAAGTATTTCCTGGAAAAATATTCAGAAGACAAAGTGGTCAGCCAGGACAGGCAATTCATGGATTAAAATTTCCAAGTACCACTAATGAAAATATGATGATGTTTGATCGGTTCAGACAATTAGCCGATGAATCAACAGGTATTCCATCTTATTCACATGGGACAACAGGAATACAATCAACAACACGAACTGCAGCGGGAATGTCCATGTTAATGGGAGCTGCAGCTTTAAGTATTAAAACAGTTATTAAAAATATTGATGATTATTTATTAAAGCCCCTAGGGAAAACATTATTCCACTGGAATATGCAGTTCAATGATGATAGACCTGAAATAAAAGGTGATCTGGAAATTAAAGCAAGAGGAACATCTTCTTTAATGCAAAAGGAAGTACGATCACAAAGACTTATGACGTTTATGCAAACTGCGGCTAATCCTTCATTAGCACCATTTGTTAAATGGCATACAATACTAAAAGAAGTTGCAAAATCGTTGGACATCGATCCTGAACAAATAATTAATGATCCAGATCGGGCAGCAATTTTTGCACAAATAATGGGGATGGTAAATGGAAATCAAACTAATACAGCCGCTGTTGGAGGACAAGCTCAAATGGGACCTGCTATGCAAGCACCTGCAGGAGCTTCGCCAACAGATAATACAGGAGCTGGAGGTGGCAACATCGGAACGGGCAATGTTCCGCTGCCAGGGGAAGCTGGCTTTGCTCAGGCAACTCCTGACACTAGACAACGCCCTTAAACAAAGTAGGAAGGATAAATTAGGATAAATTATGGCAGCAACAGTAAGTTGGAATCCAAATAGATATGGATCAACAAAACAAGTTTTAAAGTTTGACGCAACAACAGGAACCTATTCTATGGTTGATGAAGACCATGACTATACAGGAACAACTTATAATTTTGCTGCTTTACCTGTGGCTGGAGCAACAACAACTACTGCAGGAACTACAACAGGGACTACTACTGCAGCCCAAACAGCTGATGCTTTTGGTAATGTAGCTCCTTTATTTTCACCTGAAAGTAAAGGTGGTGGTAGTGGAAATGGTTCTCTTCCATTGGTATCAGAAAAAGATACAAGTGATTTTGCTAAAAGTGTAGGGGAAGCAGGGGCTATACTTCCAAAAAAGAAACCCGAAGGTTTGGTTGCAAAACTAACTGAAGAACGAGCTGAAATGAACAGAGAATTTGAAACTTGGAGTAATTCTGATGATCTTCAAATGAGATTTCCCACATTTCAACATTATCAAAGAGCCTTACATCCAATTGATATTGGAATTCCTTATGGATTAAAAAAAACAAAAGATACTTTATTAAACCAATGGGAAAAGATTAAAACTTCACCATTTGGTGTTGATTTAGGTAGAAGACTTACAAAAACTAAAGAATTTGCAGAAGAAAAATTTGTTACTCCAGTTATGGGGGCAATAAAAGCAATCAGTGAAACATACAGACCAGGTGCAAATAGAAGCTATGCAGGAGTTGCTGGTCTTTACGAAAAAGAAATTGGACTTATGGAAAGATATGGTTCAACAGCAGCTACGCAAGGCAACCCAACAGGTGATAGACGAAAAGATGATGCTGGTTTTAATATAGTTTCTGGTGCAGGGAATTATAATACAATTGGATCTTATTCAAGAAGATCAAATATGATTAAAGATTATAAAGCAGCAGGAAAAACTGCCAATGACGCACGGGCAGATTGGAAGAAAGAAAAAGATACAGGTAATCAGATTTCTAATATTGATTCTTCAGGAAGTACTCCTAAAGCACCAACTGAACCAGTTTCAGTTCCAGTTCCTTCGCATATATCTGGTGGTGGTCAGTGGGAAGACAGAGATCAGCGTGGTGATGCAGGTAAAGCTGGGGGAGAACAACATGAGGCTATTGGATCTTTTTAAACAGGAAAAATTATGGCAATAGATTATACAGGAAGAGTAACAACAACAGGTTTAATGAATCAAGCTCCAGGGGCTAACATTCAGGCTCCTAATATGAGTAACTTAGCTCCCCCAAAACAACCTACACAACCTAAAAGAGCCACACAACCTACAAGAACTGCTCCAATAGTTCAAGAAAGAACAGCAACTGTAGCAGGACCATTAACAGATGAAGATATGACTATCTTAAGTACAGTCTCATCTCCATCTGTTATTAGCGTTTTAACTAAATTAGATCCTAAACTTGGGGAAATATTGGCCCAGACAGGAACTGGTGAAGAAAACTTAGTTCTACCAATTTCTATAGTAAAAAATTATGCAATGAAAAATTATGGTGGAAGTAATGAAGATGAAGCTGTACAAAATTTTTTAACAGATTTATCCAGTACACAGATGGATAATACAAATGTGCCACTTGATACAACACCACAATCATCAGGTATGATGGCTCGATCAGAACCACCATTACCAGAAAGAGATGATTCAGGTGTAGATATAACTCAGGAGTTAGT